CATCTAATGTAGGTGAAGTGCCGCTAGCTGCTGTAACGTTTAATTGCATTACTAATAGTCTTGCTGCAGATAGGCCTTTAACCGCTGTGCCGGTAACTGTCTCAGTACGAGCAGCTGACGCTAGTAGTGTTACTGTGCTAGCAGGTATATTGGCTTGTTGTATATCACTCATGCATTTTCTCCTTTTGCGCTGTTGATGTACTCAGCATCGCCGCTTTGATTTCCGTTAGGTGTTAGGTCTTCCATTTCTTTTGCTTGCTCTAGGTCTATAAGTCCTAGGGTCAACATCTTCTCTATTGTCTCTAGTCTTGCCTTATCATCTGATCGTAAGAAAGTCTCTGAGATGTTAAAACGAACAGTGTGGCCGTTAGCCGTTATATCGTTCATGCTTAATCTGTCTTCGATAGCACAAATATAAGGCTGTAGTGAATATGCTACAAACTCTTTGCGACCATCAATAATGTTTTGGTAAGTCATGCTGTTATTCATGTCCGCAGATATGTAATATGCAGGTACATTCATGGCACGTGCAATTTGTGTAGCTAGATATTGTGAACTTTCATTATAGGTCATGTCTTTAGGTGAAAAACCAACAGCCTCATAAGATAATGTGCTAGTCAAATATGCAGTAGATCTTGATTGACGTGCTTGCTTCCAAGCTGCTAATAATCCTTGTACTTGTGACTCTGGCATATCTGCGCCAGTATTTTTTAAAAATCCTGTTGCCATAGGTGTCTGTGCTGCTACGGCTGTAGCCTTCTCAATATCTAATGCAGCTTGTATTGTGCGGCCTGCTGTTTGTAATACACCTTGTGTTAATCCTTGGAATGTAACTAGTGAACCAACGCCAACCATCGGTACTTTTTCATTATCGATTGTGTAGTACAAAACTTCTGTGCCTAATGGGTTTAATTGTGCAACTACTCGTGTGTTGTTAATCCATTCAAAACGTGCTGGTCTTAAATCGTCTGCATATACTTCTGTAACACGCCAATATGCAACACCGTAAAATATAAGACTATCGACAGTCCACGAGATAGTGACGGATCGTGGCTGTCGAATATCTGGCTGCTCGCACCAGAGTGGCTTCGCTAATTCTTCGCCTGTAGATTTTTTATACAGCTCTAATGGTAAATATCCTATAACACCTTTAATTAAATTAGCGCATCTGTTAACTGCAGGTACTTGTGTTGCAAGTGTGCGATCCATCGGACCTGCACCGAATGTGTTATATCCAAATCCGATTATGCTATCGCCCATTACAGCTGGGGCATATTGCGCCTGTACGGTTTGTTTATTATTAGTTAGACCTAATGCTGACAATATACCCATATGTATACTTTATACCATAAATAGGACTTATGGTGCAAGTTACACAAATATTTGCGCGGTTTGTTGTGGGCGTGTCAACTGGCTTACGACCATAGCCAGGGATATTGCAGCTGTAACATCGCCGGCGGATTTTCTACGTATTATGCGCCAGCCTGCATCGCTAGTCTTAGCTGCACAGTTATTTAGGTGCTGTACTAGATCTGCTTGACCACTATGTACCATTCTGCTATTAGCCATAGCATCGGATAGATCCGAGCATGCCTGGTAGAAGGCTTGACCCGATACATCTTGCATACGCCATCCGCTTTGCTCAAGGCGTGTCGCTATTGACTGCGTGGCGTACTTGTCAAAGCAGATTATATGTGGATGGTATTTACGTGCCCATTCATTTATATCGCTAGACATCTTAATCTCATCTATTGCAATATCACTATGCCACAACTGTGCTAGTCCGACTGCTATCTTGCCGTCTTTCATCTGACCCATAATTAACGCACCTGATCTGCGTGTAGGTGCAATATCAAAAGCCATTATAGTCATAGGCCCGACAGGTATCTCTAGTGTGCTGTCACTGCATGCTTCTATACTTCCATAGACCCAAGGGCTGACTGCGCTATCTACCCACTGGCATAACATCTCTGTGCGTGTAGCTTCTATGCTGTTTGTGTTTACAGCTTCTTCTAGTGTCTCTTCTGTTACAAAATATCCTAATGCTGGATTAGCCATAGCCCAGGCTTTGCGATCATTTATCTTGCAGTGCTGTGGTGCTGACCATTCGTAATAACCTAAAGTAACAGGCGGATAAGATAATGAACGTTCTCTTAAATCATTGAGCACTGTACTAAACCCATCACCAGCATTACTTGTCATTAAAGTCATTGAATTAGATCTAGCACGTGTTACTGGTAATGCAGCTGTAAATGCTTCTTCTGACCATTCACGTAATTCATCTAAATATAAGAAGTCGGCAGTCTTACCACGCGGTGCATCTCGTGTAGCTGCTGCTATTTCATACCTTGCGCCATTAAGTAGTGTTATTGATTCTTGACCATTAGCCAGACGTATCTGTCTTACCTGATCTTTTAAGAATTGATTATCTTCTATTGTGTATGCAACATTTCTGAATGTATCTAATGCCATATTACGGTTAGAGGACATGCCCAACACATTTTTACTACCCCATAAGAATAAATGAGCCAGGATAAGCATACGTGCAAGGTGAGTCTTCCCGGATTGTCTGCTAACCAGGATTAAGCCACTTTTCTTTACCCACATATCTTTATCATCAATAGATAACAGATCATCTAGCACCCAGCGTTGCCAGGGTATAAGCGGCATTCCAATTTTTACAGCTAGATCTGCAACTTCTTGTGCTTTGCTAGCACCCTTTAATAAAGGCGTGTGGATTCTAGGCTCAGTGCTACCAATTAGCCCGACCCCTCGTGGCGTCTGTTTTAATTCCGTATCACTTTGCATCGAAGTCAAGCGTATCAGGTTTAATAAATGGTGAGTCCGGCACTGTTCGCACCGTCTCAGGGAGAGAACGTTGTGAAAAGACAGGGGGGGTCGCCTTGTGGCTAAAAAAACGACCACCTTTAGAGCTGTTACATGACTTGCACAGTACTTGTAAGTTATCGCTAGCCCACATGTCACCACCTTTAACTCTAGGTATGATGTGGTCTACGGTATCGCCAGGCTTATTGCACAACGCACATTGTCTGCCATCCCTGTCAAGTATTGTAAGTCTCAGCTTCTTCCATTTACCTGTGCTTATTGCTTTACGACTCAATGCCAACCCTTTATCTTATAATGCTCTAATGCTTTGCACATAGATCCATAGCGATGTAAATTATATTTGATACCCCAGTCTATCTGCTTAGTACCATCTACCCTTGATAGATACTTAGACCTACCTTGTGGTATGCCATAGTGTGAGCCATTACGTGCCTTAGGGTTTAGCCTGCTCTCAGCTGTATATAGATCTATTAGGCAATACGCTTCTGTAAAGTCTTGTAATTCTATAAGTATGTATTGCTTATAATGTGTTGGTTTGTAATTTTCTTTAGCAACGGAATAATCTTTTAAAAAGCAACTGCTAAATGCAATTAGCAATAGGGTGGGCCAAACTCTGCGCCTTCCGGGTCTGGCCGTTGGCGACCCAGCTTTTCGATTTGAGATCGAACGCGTGTTCAGGGTAGCATGCCCTGTCAAATCAATTAACATAACCGCAGGTCAGACGGCAAGTCATGATGCGTAAATCATCCGTCTCTAACCAAGTCTCAACATAGCCAGCATCCATTATTTAGCCCCTATCAATGCACAAGTGTGGCAACCAGTACCTAGGAACTGCCAGCCACCACACTGCTTGCACCTATCTAAGTTACTGTCTGGAATATGCAAAGCCTCAGCTATATTTTTGACGCCAACACAGCCACAATCCATGCACTGATAAGCCTTAAATCCCTCAGGCGTATCTAATTGATCCAACCATAAGAACTCGGTTTTACGATCACAGCCATTACACTTAAATTTTGTGTACATGTGATAAAATCCCCTTCCTTATTGTCTACAATGACACTGAGTACATACCAAATACTGTCCATCATGTAATAACCTGTCATCATTACACGATACACATCTATCGGTACTTAGGTTTAGGCTTTCTTTATCGTTTTCCATGCGTAATGTAAAGCCTGAACCGTTTCTAACTTCTATAAATCCCATTATTCCTCCTTTCTTTTTTGGTGTTCGTCACAAGGTTGACAAGTACAATGTACAATTTTTAACAGTTTGTTATCGTGAGTTAACATAAATCTACCTTTGTCATTAAGGTAATGTTCTTTAATAACTAACTTTTCCATTATTGACCATCTTTTTCTGGAAAGAACCAATTACCTGATGCATCTTGTTTAGCCCATATAGCATGCTCTTTAATACGATCTAAACACAAGTACCCGTAGTACGGTTTCCCGTTGGTCTTCGATACCCCTGTTACTAAGTTATTACCTTTAGCACAGCATGCTGGTGGTGCTTTCGGTGGTGTAACAGTTGCAGCTTTAACCCAGTCCTCATTACTAATAGGCAACGGCTCTGTGCGATCTACTGAGAATGTTTGTGGCATAGCTTGTAACTGCACCACTTTAGTCATTTCTTCTCTGCTAGCACGTTTGCCCTTAGCCGCGTAACCCGCGTTTGCAAGCGCACGGCCGATCGCTGAAGTCTCACAGTTTTCCAGTGCAGAAGTTGAATTAACACCGCGATCAGAAATGCTCTCACTAGCAAGTCCAGTCGCACACGGTTTCGCATCGGCTTCCGTTTTAAATAATTCAGCACTAACAATGTATCTAGTGTCTGAGGCCTGTTCAAGTTTTGTTGCCACTCTTCCATCTGGATAATCCTTCCACCATTTTTCTAGTCGGCTCTCGACTGTTTCATAATCTGCTAAGTTAAATGCCAT